CTTGGTCAAATGTGGGCGCATGTTCGGGATGAAGTAGACAAGAATATTGACGAAGTATTAAACGAAGGTTCATCTAAATGAGTATTAAAGAATTAACCAGAGCTAAAGTTCTTGAACAGGTTTTACTAGAACGAGAGAGTCAAGATTTAAAATGGGGAGACCAAACCTTTAATTCCGATGATCATTGGACAGTTATATTAACAGAAGAACTGGGTGAAGTAGCACGAGAAGTCTATGAGAAAAACGAAGCTGACATGTATACCGAAATTATACAATGTGCTGCGGTTTGTTTTGCGTGGGCGGAAGCCTGTAATAACCGTAAGAAACAATTACCTAAGGGGGTTTAGATGGAGACAGATTCTGAGAAAGTTATTGAAGGTTTACTTAAAGATAAGAAACTAAATCTGTTTCGTGGAGACGATAGTGCCTTTGAATACTCTAGAATACCTTTCAACATCCCAGCCCTCGATAGATTAACGGGTGGGGGCATAGCGAAGAAACGCCTAACTCTAATCTATGGGCCTACTAACGTAGGGAAGTCTTATTTAGCGTCACAAATCTGTGCTAATGTTTTAAAATCGGGCGGACAGGCAGCGTGGATTGACACAGAGTTATCATGGGATTCGGATTGGATGGCACGATGCGGGGTAGATACGTCAAAAATACTTGTTGGGCAACCCGAAAGTGGGGAAGAAGCAATGGATACGATACGCACCTTGTTAGATGCGTCATTTGATTTAGTGGTATTAGATAGTATTGCTGGTCTCGTACCCCATAAAAACTTAGAAGAAGATTTTTCATTTAATCCAATGGCATGGCAAGCACGTTTTGTTAACTCATCATTACCTAAAGTTCTTCCAAGTTTATCTAATGGTGGGGCATTAGTAGCCGTCAATCAAGTTCGTAGTAGTATCGGCCCTGTGGCATTAGATAATATGCCCGGTGGGTTGGCACAATCGTTCTTTGCACATGCGCTTTTGCAGGTACGCCGTAAAGGTTGGATAGAGGAAAATGGTACCAAGGTAGGCTTTGATATGGAAGTTAGGTTACGTAAGACTAAGATCGGTGGGGAGAATTGGAACTCTGCGGCTGTACCTTTTAGGGTAGATGGAGGTATAGATATTTTAGAAAGCTACATTAGAGAAGCTTTAAATAAGAAACTAATCACGCAAGCAGGGCCGTGGTATACCCATAAAGAACAGAAATATATGGGTCTAAATGGATTAAAGAAAATCTTTTTAGAAAATGAGGAATTACTAGAGGAATTAAAAACTAGTGTTACCTAGAGATTATACCGATCAGGAAAATATAATAGCTAGCTATTTATCTGAATGGGGCATACGTTGCGAAACGCAAGCACCTTTTCCACCATACACGGTAGATTTCTATATACCTGAACTTAGTATGGTAATTGAAGCGGACGGTGTGTATGGACATTTGGGTAAACGAGATAGAATACGAGACCGGAAACTAATAGAGACCGGAGATATACAAATCGTGTTACACTGTAAAGAAACAACTAAAAGTAAGATAAAGGAATTTCTATGGCGGGAATTAAACAAATTGGCACAACCACAGGGATAAAAAAGAAAACTACAAAACGTAAGTCTAGTCCTAGAGTTAGTAATCAAGATAAAGATTTCCTCAAGATGTTAGATGAACACTTAAAGGGTAAGATGTCTCCGCATCGTGGGCAGGTGTTTTATCCTTCCGCATTAGGTAGTACCTGTGATAAGTACCTCTATGCATCTTTTAATGGTTTTCTTCCATGGGAAGATTTAGACCCTAGAGTGAAACGTATCTTTGATACAGGCTCGTCGCTAGAAGATCGTATGGCTAAATATTTTACAAAGATGAATATTCTTATCGCTCGTGAGCAGCCGTTAAAGTTAGCGTCTCCTCCTATTAGTGGGCGATTAGATTTCTTGTTACGTCATCCCACCAAAGGGGAAGTGGTGGTAGAACTAAAGTCAATTAATGATAAAGGATTTAACGATCTAAAAAGTTCTCCTAAACAAGATCATTTTATTCAGCTACAAATTTATTTAAACTTACTAAATAAAGATTATGGAATTGTACTGTATGAAAATAAAAACGACCAAAAATTGAAAGCTTTTAAAGTACAGCGAGATATAAAAGTTTGGGAAACTTTGTTGGAACGATGTATAAACATTATGAATATGTCAGAGTTACCAGCTACTTGCACTGGAGATGTTTGGTGTAAATGTAAAAATATAGATACCCGCGGATTAGCTGTAGAATATTGAGGAGTAAAAGATGGTTAACTATAAAGAGGGTGAAAAAACTACGGGGTGGACTCCAATGAAAGCATTGGGTAATGTTCGACGTAGATTGAAATCTGATTTACAAGTTTCTTCTTTTGATGTCGATATTTCTAATCTTCCAAAGTTACCTTTAGGCGATTATGCTACTACTTCAAACGAAGGTCTGGAAAGTTATTTAGCTATGTTTGGTGGATATACAAGTTATCTTGAAGCTGAAGTGGCAAAACTTGACAGTACCCTGTCCGCTTTACAAGCGGCGTTTGACGATGGGATAGCTAAGGCTATGAATAATATAGCGACAGAGCGTGAAGAAGCGGGGAAGAAAAAGCCAACACGAGAAGAATTACGTGGGGAAGCCTTGAACTCTTACCCACAATTATGGGAGTTACGTAAGGAAGTTATTGAAACGGAAGCGGCGGTGAAGCAGTTGAGTGGGACACTTAAAGCTTATGACAAAGCTTACGCCTCAGTGTCACGGGTCGTGGGTCTCCGAACAATGGGAGAGCGTCCCAGATGAATTATTTAGGTTTAGATTGTTCTTCAAAGGCAGTTCACGGGGTAATTGTAAATGACGAGGAGGGGATAGTTTCTAAATTGAAATTTCATTCGACCCCTAAAGATTCTTTTGATAACAGACTTTTTCAAATATTTGATAATTTTTCGGTGTACTTAGAGAACGAATTAGAGTATAATGATATACAATGTTCTGCAATTGAAGCAGCCATATATATCCAAAACGCTCGTACCACCATGGAAATTTCTGGGGTGGTTAGTGTTGCGAAATATTTGTTGCACACTAAAGGAATTCTTTGTTATCCTGTTGATAATAGAAGTTGGAAAAAACAAATTTTAGGTAAGGGTAATGCAGGGAAACCAGACATTAAAAATTTTGCGGTAGAGAAGTGGGGAGATATTTTCCCCGAACAAGATTATGCTGACGCTGCGTGTATCGCACTGTGGGCTAAAAGGCAAGGAGAAGTCAATGGCGGATAAACCTGTAACTTTTTACATGAATACGAAGGCGGTTCCGGAGGCCCCCGTGTATGAGGATAAGTTCCCAGAAGGAACCACGTTAGAAGATTTAAAGCAAGAACACGGGGTTGTAGTGTGGTGTAAGTATTTAGCGTGTATAAATAATAAACAATTTAAAGATACCCAAAGAACTACGGGGGCATTACGAAAGAACAGTAGCTATAAACCTATTGGTGTAAAAGACAATGTTTGGGAAGGGGTTTGCACAAGAGATGAAATTGGGGTGGGGTTTCAAGAATTTTTTTCTAATGGGGCTAAATTTAAAGTACCTATGTGTTTCAATGCGGCTACTAATAAGACAGGCTACATGGATTTTAGTAAAATGTTACAATCAAACGGTACGCCATATGGAGGCAATATTGATTCTCAATCTCCAGAGCATGGAACTGAAGCGTTTGGAGTACACTAATGCCTAGAATAATATCACCAGAAGTTCGATTAGAAGCTATGGGTTTGTATGTTTCTGGGGAGCATTCAGCGAAACAGATTACCCAAAAACTTTCAGATAAGTTTGGGGTATCCCTTACTATCTCTACAATTTACGCGTGGTCAAAAAAATTCAATTGGGATGAGAAACGTTTGGAAGTGCAGAGTGTGGGATCGAATGCAATAATGGAAACGGAAAGTCAACGCTTTGCGAGATTGAACGCAGATCATTTAGATATTTATGGAAAAATTAGAGAGAAAGCAGAAGATGATTTAGAGGGATTAGAGTTTCACGACGCAGGAACTGCCGCTAGAACAATTGATATGAGTATCCAAGGGGAACGTGAAACTATGAAGGGATTGATTAATATTCAATTTGTTCAAGATGTCTTAAATGTTTTAGTTGAGGAAATTTCTGACGCTGAACTTATTGGGCGTATAGCCGCACGGTTCCAAGGTATTATTCAGCAAGAGGGAGCCGCTAAATAATGGCGTTCCCCAGCACAAAACGTGAAGATATAACAGTTTTAGATGCGTTACAAAAATTATCGGAAGGGCTAACAGGGACACAAAAAGCTGACGTTGGAAGCTTTAGAGACTTTGTACGAAATGTTTGGTCACTAAGTTATGATCGACCGGAGTTATTTAATGCGTGGCACGTAGATATAATTACAGATGACATAGAACGTGCAATTGCAGAAAATAAAAACTATGTTGCTATCCTTCCACGGTTTCATTTTAAAAGTACTTTGTTGGGACACGCCTTCAGTGTGTGGCGATTGCTGAAAGCTAAACGAGATACCTCTATTTTATATCTTTCATATAGTGACACTATGGCACGGTATCATATTTCTGAAATAAATAAGACAGTACAACGCAACCCGATTTTAATGGATTGGTTGAAAGCAAAAAATACTCGTGCGGAATTTCAGTTTAGGTACACTCTCAACAATAAACCAGTTGAAATTTTACATGGTGGATTGTTCTCGTTTAAAAGAGGGATGCACGTTAATGGGGCGTTGATCGCTGATGACATCCTTAGAGACCCAGAAAATCCGTTACAACTGGGTGAGATGAATAAAATTGAAGATCACTTTATGACAGAGACGATGTTCATACCAAATAGAAATACCCCTGTTATAGTACTTGGAACGCCGATGTTACCAGATGATATTCTGGCTAAGTTACAAAGAGACCCACGGTTTATTTCACGAGTGTTACCTGCGCTTGACCCTACCCCTACAAGGCGGGTTCTTATGCCCGAACTGTATTCGGAAGATTGGTTGTTGGCGCAACAATCGGCTCGCCCAAAATCCTTTGCCTCAGAGTTTCTTCTTCAACCCTCCTTTCAAACAGAGTCTTACTTTAATCGGGAGGATATTTCTAAGTGTGAGGATTCTAGTCTACGGATATTTAGCCCCCATAAGAAGTATGAAAAGAATCCCAATGAACAACTCTTCGCAGGATTTGATGTAGGGAAAAAACGGCATCCCTCTCATCTTGTAATTTTCAGTAGGGAAGGGGATGTGCTGAAGCAGATTAATCAGACATGGTTAGACGGTTGGAATTATACCGATCAAATAGAGTTTTTAAATGAAGTTGCACGAAACTTTCAGCTTGAAAAAGGGTATATTGATAATACGAGAGGAGAATTAGAAGACCGTGGGTTAGAACAAGTTTGGCACCCGATGGCGTTTTCCGCTAAGAGTAAACACACCATGGCGCAAATTTTAGAGAAATTAGTTCATGGTGGTAATTTTAAACTTTTAAAAGACGAGAGACAAACACAGCAAATTATTTCTGTCAATAATGATCTGAAAGCCCCCGTTACCCCGATGGGACATGGGGATGCTTTCTTTTCCATTGCGATGGCAGCGCAAGCTGCGTGGGAAACGACTGTGTTTAAATACGAAACTTT